GAACACCCGTTGTCCCGATTGCCAGGAGCTCCTTGTGGAACGTTCCGGGTATCTCATCACCGATTACCGTTTGACACCGGACGGCCGCTGCCCGATGTGCAGCACATTAATTCCAGGGCGCTGGGATCCAGCCTTCCGCAGACAGATCACTGCCCATCCCTATATCCCACGCTTATGACACGGGTTGAAGGAGTCCTAGTGGATTTGCGGTGTTATCGGCCATGCAATCGACGTGATCGGCCCCGGTATTTCTGAGCCGCTGCAAATGCTAGCGATCGGCAAAATCTTGAGAAGAGATTTTGTCTGAAGCTGACGACGCTGCGGGCGCGGAATTTCTATGCCAAGCACTATTGATCGGCACAATTTTTTCCTCATTCCTTGGAACAAAGATCGTCTGAAACCACAGCGTCGAGAGTCCGGGAAACCAGTTGTCTCTTGGAAGGAGAGACTGTCGTCTTTCATACACAATTCGTGTATAATCATTGACAGGGTATAGTGTGTACCATTCGAGAAAAACAATAGCCGAGCACTCGTTGTCCAGTGTGCCACAGAGTGTTCGCACGGCTGGTTAGAGCCATAATCTGACCCTAAGACACTGATTGGCCGACAGGCCTGTACTACGTTATAGGTGTGTAAGTACTCAGTTGAGTCATGGCCCGGAAGCGCCATTTTTCTCAGCTCAGGATTTGATAGTGCGATCACCTTCGATCGATTCATATTCCTCTGACTTCCCGCTCACAGATTGAACAGAAATTAACTCTTGCTGCCATCTGAATTTGGCGCAAGCGAATTTGCGTATTTACAAAAACCAAGGACGCGTACTTCGCTAACCCTCTGACCTCACTGGGAAATCTTTCCCGCCCCTATTCACAGTTCTTGCTTTCTGCGAGTTGAACTCCAATCTCGCAGCGCGGTCTTGTGTCTAACGGCGACTTGGGTAGAAGTCACCGTTGTCGCAAAAGTTTGCTCCTCGGCTGCGTGCAGGTCTCCTGACTGCTGCATTCGCCATGTCAACCACCGACGGCAACGGGAGAGCCGTCACGACCAGCGCCCATTTCGATTCAGTGGAAGAAGGGTGCAAGGAGATTGCATGAAGGCAAAGGAATACCCGTCTCTTTTGATCTTGTATCAGAAGATAGACCAACTCAAACCGTATTCGCGCAACGCTCGCACGCATTCGAAGCATCAGATTCGACAAATCGCAGAGAGCATCCGCACGTTCGGCTTCACCAACCCCGTCCTGGTGGATTCCAGCAACCGGATCGTTGCCGGCCACGGCCGAGTGGAGGCGGCCAAGCTTCTTGGCATGAACCAGGTTCCAACCATTCGCCTCGAAAGCCTTTCAGAAGACCAGATTCGTGCCTACGTCATTGCCGACAACAAGCTTGCCGAGAATGCGGGCTGGGACAGCTCAATTCTCGCAATCGAGCTGCAGCATTTGTTGACGCTTGATTGCTCTGTATTCGACGTCACGTCACCGGTTTCGAAGTGGCCGAGGTTGATGTGATCCTCGAAGAGGCAGCCGGTGAGTCCGATGGGGAGGACGAGGTCATAGAGCCGGTTTCAGGCGAAGCCCCAGTCAGTGAACCTGATGACCTGTGGCTCTTGGGAAAACATAGAGTTTTTTGCGGCAATTCGCTGCATGACGAAACGTACAAAACTCTGATGGGCAATCGCCGGGCCGCGGTGGTCTTCACCGACTCACCGTACAACGTAAGGATCGACGGTCACGCAACCGGAAACGGGTCAATCCATCATCGCGAATTCGCCATGGCCTCGGGAGAGATGAGCGAAGTCGAATTCGTCTCCTTCTTGAGTAACAGTCTGCGTCTTCTGGAGCAGTACAGTGCGAACAGCTCGGTCCATTTCTTGTGCATTGATTGGCGACATGTGGGAGATCTGATTGCCGTCGGCAAGCAGGCCTACGACGAGTTTCTGAACCTGTGCGTTTGGGTGAAGGACAAGGGCGGCATGGGAAGCTTCTACCGCTCGCAGCACGAACTGGTCTTGGTCTTCCGTAAGGGCAAGGGGCCTCACCGGAACAATATCCAGCTTGGCCAGTTTGGCCGGAACCGGACCAATGTCTGGCAGTACCCGGGAATTCATACGCTCTCCCAACAAAGCGGTGAAGGCAACCTGTTTGCCTTACATCCGACGGTGAAGCCAGTTGCCATGGTTGCCGACGCAATCCTCGATTGCTCGGCGCGAGGAGAGGTTGTACTCGATGCTTTTCTGGGGTCGGGGACCACCCTGATGGCCGCCGAGCGGGTAGGCAGAATTTGTTACGGAATTGAGATTGATCCGGTTTACGTGGATGTTGCAATCCGTCGCTGGCAGAACTACACCGGCGAAGCCGCAGTCCACGCGCAAACGGGCAAGCGATTCAACGAGGTCGCGGCTCAGAAGGAGGTGCAATATGCGCGGCCGTGACGCCACGTATGAGGTTGGCTTCGCCAAGCCCCCGAAGAGTGGCCAGTTCGAGAAGGGCAAATCCGGAAACCCAAAGGGCCGACCAAAGGGGTCCAAAAATCTCGCCACCGTCGTGTTGCGGGAAAGTAGGCAACCTGTTCGGGTGAACGGACCCCGCGGATCACGTTCGGTGACCAAGTTGGAGGCTGCAGTGATGCAACTGGGAAACAAGGCAGCGCAAGGGGATCTTCGCTCTCAGCGTGAACTCTTTTCCTTGGTCCGGGTGTCAGAGGAGGCTACCAACTCGGGGGTGTCGCCACTCAATCCGCACGAGATGGACCAAAAGGTCATGCAAAACATTCTGCGGCGTTTGACACCTGTCAACGCCGAGGCTACTCCCACCAATCCAGAATCTGAAAGGAAGGAATCGTAATGAGTGCTTCAAGCGGATTTTCTGCAGACGAATATCAAGTCTTCCTACGGAATGACCTGACGAGCTTCATCGAACGCTCCTTCTACGAGCTCAACCCGCAAACCAACTTCATGGCCAGCCCCTACATTGAACTGCTCGCCTCAACCCTGGAAAAATGCCGAACCGGTAAATCGAAGCGCCTGATTATCAACCTGCCTCCGCGCACATTGAAATCCCACGCAGCCAGCGTCGCCTTCCCCGCCTGGCTGCTCGGGCACGATCCCTCAAGACAGATCATCTGTGTAAGCTACGGGCAGGATCTGGCCGACAAACACGCGCGCGACTGCCGAACCCTGATGAACAGCCCGTTCTATCGCGGTCTCTTTCCCGGAACGGTTCTTTCTCCGGACAAGCAATCGGTAAATGAATTCATCACGGAAGTCGGGGGTTTTCGCATGTCAACGTCGGTTGGCGGAGTGCTAACCGGCCGCGGCGCGGATGTGATTATCATCGACGACATTCTAAAACCGGATGATGCCCTCTCAGAGGTACGACGCAAGGCAGCGAACGAGTGGTACTTCAACACATTGTTGAGCCGGCTGAACAGCAAGGAAAACGGCGTGATCATCATTGTGATGCAGCGGTTGCACCAGGGGGATCTCGTTGGCGAGGTAACGGATCGCGAACACTGGGATATGCTATCGCTCCCTGCCATCGCAGAGCAGGACGAGAGCTATCCTATCGAAGGCCCGTTGGGAAACCATCTCTACGTGCGCAAGGCAGGAGATGCCTTGCATCCGGAGCGCGACTCCATCGAAATCTATCGAAATATTCGTGAGGCTGTTGGCGAATACAACTTTCAAAGCCAATACCAGCAAAGCCCCGCATCGCGCGAGGGGGGCGTGATCAAGAGGGAGTGGATTCACTTCTTTGAAGGCTTCTCGCCGCGGGATATGGAGTACGTGCTGCAAAGCTGGGACACGGCAAACAAGAGCGGCGAGTTCAACGACTACAGCGTCTGCACAACCTGGGGAACTCGCGAGGGAAACTTCTATTTGCTTGACGTCTTCCGCAAGCGATTGAACTTCCCAGAATTGAAACGTGCAATTCTTGATCTCTTCAACAAATATAATCCGATGAAGCTTCTGATAGAGGACAGGGGGGCGGGCACATCCATGCTTCAGGAGCTCAAATCTGAATACATCTGGTGCCTGGAGGCCTACAACCCTCAACAAGGCAGCGACAAACTGATGCGCCTGGATGCGCAATCGATAAAGTTTGAGAGTGGCAGAGTATACCTGCCTAAACAGGCGCCGTGGCTCGATGATTACATACAGGAGATTACGGGCTTTCCCGGCACCAAGCATGACGATCAAGTGGATTCAACCTCGCAGGCACTGGAGGTCTTGGGGAAATATGCATTTCCACCCGACCAACACCCGTTTCGCTGGCCAATTCGGGTGTACGAATACTGCTAGATGTAGCGCTCCTTCTGCAGATCTTGCCCTAGTTTGAGTGAAGCTAGTGTAGTCCGCCACACAGATGGTCATTTATCCGAAACGGCGAAATCGTTGTTTTTTCGGAACAAATCGTAGATTCCAAGTTTCGCCAACGCCATGAATGCCCAATAGATAAATGATGCAAACAATGACGAACTACACTAGATGATTGCTGGTCACTTTGCCCAGTTGCCAGAATTTATCTCTCACGTTGCCCACAGTTCGCTTGACTTTTTGCTCCCGGCGAGCGGCTAATCGATTGGTCGCTCAACGGGGCATGCCGTGTGTATAGAGGCCAAACAAGACTTGACTTCTTGCCCCAACAGAGCGGAAATGTGGACACCGGAGAGGAGGTTCGCAGGTGTCCGACACGCTGGAGGTCGAGATTGCGTCACTACCGAAGATGAATCTTGCCCAGTTGCAGGCAAAGTGGCGGCGGGTCCTGAAACAGGCCCCACCGCCACACGTTCGTAAGCAGCTCCTTGTGCCGTTGCTCGCCTACAAGCTGCAGGAGCAGGCGTACGGCGGACTGAAGCCGGAGGTCAAGCGCCGGCTTCGGGAATTGGCCGCGGGCTTTAACCGAAATCCTAGAAAGGCCGGCGGGCAGTTCACGGATTCGATTCGAATTAAGCCAGGGACGAGGCTAATTCGCCAGTGGGAAGGCAAGACCCACCAAGTCACGGTCGGTGAGGCCGGCTTCGAATACAACGGGGAGCTCTACAAGAGCCTCTCCGTGATCGCCCGGCTCATCACCGGCACCCGCTGGTCAGGACCCCTGTTCTTCGGTCTCAAGGGGCGCCGCTCATGAGCACCTTTGAGAAGCGTTTCATCCGCTGTGCCATCTATACCCGCAAATCCTCTGAGGAAGGCCTTGAGCAATCCTTCAACTCACTCGACGCCCAGCGCGAAGCCTGTCAAGCCTACATACTCAGCCAGCGCCAGGAGGGCTGGCGCGCCATCGACGTCCATTACGATGACGGGGGCTATTCGGGAGGCTCGATGGAGCGCCCCGGTCTCAAGCGCCTTTTGGCGGACATCGAAGCCAGGAAGGTCGACACGGTCGTCGTCTATAAGGTGGATCGGCTGACACGCAGCCTGGCCGACTTCGCCAAGATCATCGAGGTCTTCGATGCTCGCGGCGCGAGCTTCGTCTCCGTGACCCAGCAGTTCAACACCACCTCTTCGATGGGCCGGCTGACCCTCAATGTCTTGCTCTCCTTTGCCCAGTTCGAGCGGGAGGTGACGGGCGAGCGCATCCGCGACAAGATTGCCGCTTCGAAACGTAAGGGTATGTAGATGGGCGGGATGGTCCCGCTCGGCTACGACCTCAAAGACCGCCACCTGATCCTCAATGAAAAGGAAGCCGAACAGGTCCGCGAGATCTTCCGGCTTTATCTCGAAATCGGCTGTGTGAAACAGTTGAAGGCGCACCTCGACAAGCGCGGGGTGAAGAGCAAGATTCGGGTCGGCCGCTCGGGCCGCAGCTCGGGTGGAGCGGCATACTCCCGGGGTGCCCTCTACAAGATCTTGCAGAACCGAATCTATCTGGGAGAGATCCCGCACAAGGAACAATCGTATCCAGGAGAGCACTTGCCTGTTGTCGATCGCGAACTGTGGGAGAGAGTGCGAACACTGATGGCCGAAAACGTTAATGCCCGCCGCCACGGCACAAACGCCAACGCCCCCAGTCTTCTGCGCGGATTGCTTTACGACGAAGACGGAAACCGCTTTACTCCGTCCCATGCGGTCAAGCGCGGCAAGCGGTACCGGTATTACGTATCGCAGAAAGTCATCGAAGACGCAGCCTCGGCATCGGTTCAGCCTGGCAGAATTCCGGCGCGAGAGATAGAAAAAGTGGTCATAAACGAGCTGAAGAGCTTCTTCGCATCGGCGGACCAGGTGGTCAGCGCTTTCGCCGATGCTGACGATGATCTGGCGACCACCCAAACGCTGATTGAGTCTGTTGTCGGGTACGCAAAGCGTTTGGAAGGGATTTCACCCTCGAGTCTCAGTGAGATGCTCGAGACGATCGTGGCTCGGATCTTGGTTCATCAAGGATCGGTCGAAATCCAAATCATCAGGGCCAAATTGCGCGCGCAGCTTCTCGGGCCCAACCGCGCGAACCTTCAGAGCCAGGACACAATGAATGACCTTAACCACCAGCCAATCGTCCTGACGATAGAGACGAGACTGAAGCGTTGCGGCGGCGAAATGCGGCTCGTCATTCCATCGTCGTCAGCGGATCAGGCTCCTGACAATGCCGTGCCAGCATTGATCAAGGCTATCAGCCGCGCGCACGAGTGGGTGCGGTTGATCATTGCGGGTGAATACAAAGATCAACGGGCGATCGCCGTGGCTACCGGCCTCAATGAGCGCTACGTCAGCCGGATCATCTCGAGCGCATTCCTGGCGCCTGAGATTGTGGAGGCAATCGTCAAAGGACGTCAGGCGCCAGAGATGACGTTGGCTAGCCGCGAGGAAGGAAGGAAGGAATATGACAGAGTCATCCAAGGATACGAAACAGCCCATCCCGACAAAGCGTATCGAGATGCCATCGTCTTTCAAGGACACGACCAAACCGGGCACCCACGAAATCTTCATCGGAATACACCGTCCGCCCCCCAAACCGGAACAGGCGAAATCTTCATTGGGGCCGGAGGAATGACGCGGAGATTTGCCGGAAAAGAGCACCCCCGAAGACAAAGGCCGGAAGTCCGCATTGAGGAACCTGAAAACAGGCAGAATTTGACGACAGCCAGTGGCCACGCCGGATAGTGGGAGCAGGGTGCCCAGGGGCCAGGAGTTCGCCCAGGGTCGACTATGTTTGACGTAGGGGTATTACAAAGGGGGCTATGCAGCTTCGGCGCCATTGCCTCTGTTATTGGAGCTCTGGGATGAGGTAACGGGGCCGTTGTTATTGTGCCAATGACGCGTTCGTTTTTCGATGACGCACCCCAAAATGGCCGCTATTGAAAAATCACATCAAGGCAGCGTGCCAACTGTAGCAAATTCTTTAGACTAGTTCCCTGCCGTGTTTATACAACTACTGGCGATAACTATAAATAACTGTTTATAGAAGACTTACGCCTCGTTACGCTGAAGCGCTTCTCGACGTGGAGCGTTCTACTTATGGTTAATCAGACATGTTTGGCGGCCTTTCTGAACCTCAGGCTGCTTCAGTGGCTTTAGCTGCTCGAGGCGAGTTCAACGCCCATGGCGCGGTGGCCGAGTCGCCAAGTATGAAAATGAAGATCAGCGGTTATGGAAACCGCAGTACAGGTCTATATGACTGAATCAATTGATATTAAAACGGCCAGTGTCCAATCAGTGTCCAGATATGGCGGTTACGCGCCTGTCGAACTGATTACGTCGGAGGAATTGGCCGCCCGGTGGCAGGTGCCAGAGTCCTGGGTCCGTAAACATTGGGCCATTCTGCGGATTGCCACTACGCAGACGGTGCATCTCGATACGATTTGCCAGCTGCTGAATCACTGGAACAGGCGCGCGGCTCTTGCGAGTCTTGGGGGCCGTCACTTGCCCATTCCAGATCGAACGGGAAACCTGAAGCTCGCCATCTTTATAGTCTTCCCACTGTAG